CAACTATTGGAACAGTTAATTATGATGCTGGTTATATTGAAATTAATAACCTTAACATAACTGCTCTTGCTGATGTCGATTTTGAAATTTCAATGAAACCTAAGTCGAACGATGTAGTTTCTGCTTTACATCATATTGCAGAAATTGCTCGTGACCATTTAACAGTTAATGTAATTGCCGATAAATCTGCTTCTGGAGATTTGGGTGCTGGATTCAACTATACCTTCACACCAATTAGACCATAATGAGATTAGCAACATCCGCTCTAGTTCCATCTCAAGTACCTGAGTTCGTCAGGTCAGACTATCCAACATTCGTTGCCTTTGTTGAGGCATACTACGAGTATTTGGATGGACAGGGGGTAGACTTATTAACTGTTGTTGATCTTGATAAAACTCTTGATAGTTTTATCGAATATTTTAAACAAGAGTTAGCTGTATCCTTTCCTAAAGAAATTCAAGTAAATGAAAGATTTTTACTACAACATATTAAAGATCAGTATCTAGCGAAAGGTTCTGAAGGTTCTTTTAAATTATTGTTCCGTCTTCTTTACAATAAAAATGTTGAAGTTGGATATCCAGGTAAACAGTTGCTTCGTGCTTCTGATGGCAGATGGAATCAAGATATTTCACTATTCATTAGAGTAGATCTTGGTACACCTGATATGATTGACGGAAAATTGGTTGATGTTGTTCAACCAAATAGAACTTTTAAAGTTCTTGTTGATCGTCGACAGTATGTTGAAATTGAAGTTGACCGAGTAGTTCAATTGTCTGATAGTGTATTTGAGATTTTTATTGATAGAAAATTTTTTGGTAATATTCAGGTTGGTGATCAAATCCGCTACAAAGAGGTATTTTCTGGAACTATTGTATCAACAACATCTTCATTAACTGTTGTAAATGGTGGTACTGGTTTTAGGCTTGGGCAGTTGTTTGAGTTGAAAAATGGTGGTGGCGTAAGATCCATTATGAAAGTTACTCGTGTCAATCAAGATGGAGCTATTCTTTCTGCTGAATTTATTAAGTATGGTATTAACTATGGAACAGATTTCGACATTGAGATAAACCCATTATTGGATTATTATTCTCCAATAACTGGCGAACGATCTACTGCTAATGCAGTTCCAGGTGGGCTGTCTATTACTGATGTTATGAATGGTTTTTCAGAACAGGGATATGTCAACATAGACAACTATGCTAGAACTGATTCTGATAACTATGCTGATGGTACTTATGCTGGTCAGATTTTAAGAGAATTCTCTGCTCAACCATTGGGTGGAATTACAGTAACAAATTTAAACCTACCAGCCACAATTCATATTAAACTTGGATCGTTGGCGAAGTATCCAGGATACTACTCATCAAATGATGGATTTATTTCTGATGCAATTTTTATTCAAGATAGTAGATACTACCAAGCATTCTCTTATGTTCTAAGAATTGATGAAAGACTAGCAACATATAGAACTGCTGTAAGAACTATGGTTCACCCTGCGGGAACTGCATTGTTTGGTGAATTCTTAATTCAAAATAATTTTGATATTTCTGTAACACTAGAATCTCTTATTAAAATTCTTGCTGTTACAGTTTCTGATACAATAACTATGGTTGATGTTACTCGACCAATATTTGATGTATCTAAACCGCTATATGATTATCCAGTAATGTCTGAATCTCATACATTCAGTATGATTAAAGCACTGGCAGATGAACCACTAGTAACTGAACAGATAAACTTCTTTGTTAGTAAACCATTAACAGATTCTATAACAACTCCTGAAGATGCAATCTCTGCTAAAGATTTTGGCAAGGCACTGGCAGATACAACAGTTGGAGATTTAGTAGACTCTATTACTGCTAAAGATATTGAAAAGGCATTAACAGATTCCACAACGCCAATAGATTCTCTTGCTCTACGAACAGATAAATACATTAGTAATGAACTTGGCTACCCCGAAAATGTTACTGTTTCTTCAACAGACGACGGATATGTAGCAATGAACCCATATAGTCAGGGTGGTTATTTTAGTATTCACCCGATTATTTACGACAATACTGTGGAAAGCACATTTGGGTCAACAGTTGACACCAATAATTATACATAGTATAAAATTAAACCCTTAATAGGAGATTCCTAAAATGAATGTACAAGAAATTTTAAAACCGACTGGACTGGTTACCATAGTCCATAAAAATGCTGCTGGAGATATTCTCAGTGAGCAAAAAGTAAAAAACTTGGTTGTTACCTCTGGTAAAAATCATATTGCTGCAAAAATTGCTGCGACCACAAACTCACCAGCTTCAATGACTCACATGTCTATTGGTACTGGTACTGTTTCCCCATCAGCTGGTGATACAGGACTTGGCACTGAAGCCAGTACTCGTGCATCACTATCAGCAACAGTTGTTTCTACAAATACAGTAACATATACTGCAACTTTTGTAGCTGGCAATGGTACTGGTGCTATTACTGAAGCAGGTATTTTCAATGCTTCTACTGGTGGTACAATGCTTTGCCGTACTACTTTCTCTGCAGTTAACAAAGCATCTGGCGACTCTATCGCTATCACTTGGGTTGTTACAGTAAGTTAAAAAACATATGGCTATCACATCTTCTCTTTTAAAAACTCTTTTACATAAAACAATCGCAGACGGATTGTTCAAAGAGGTTCAATCTCGTAATTCGAGATACTACTATTTCCTTGGTAAGACAATTAAATGGGAAGATGAGACTGCACCACCATTTCCAACTGATTCTTACAAATATGAAAAAGCAACTCGTAATGAAATTATTACTTTAAAGGAAATTAAACCTTCAGATGTTGCTTTTGTTGTTCCAAGAATTGATTGGGTTTCTGGTACAATTTATGACATTTATGATGATCAATACTCAACTGAAGTTATTGGTATTAATATTACCGATGGTGGCAATACTTACACAAGCACCCCAACTATTGTAATTGATCCACCAGATTTATTTGGTGGCGTTCAAGCAACAGCTACTGCAATTTTATATAATAGTAAAATTGTTGGTGCTGAAATGATTCATACTGGTTCTGGATACACCAATCCTCCAGCAGTGACATTTGTTGGTGGTGGTGCAGAAGCTGACCCAGCCCATGCCGTAGGTGTATTGTCAAAAGCACCTAGCAATTCTCAGAAACTGGAAGACTCTCGTTTTTATGTTATGACTGATGAGTATAATGTATATAAATGTATAAACAATAATAATAACGCACCATCTATAAACAAACCAATTGGAACTCAGGTTTCTCCAATTACCCTTTCTGATGGATATATTTGGAAATACATGTATAATGTTCCAATCGCCTTAAGAACAAAATTCCTTACATCTGATCAGATCCCAGTTATTACTGCTTTAACTCAACAATTTTATTCTGCGGGTGGCATTGAATCTGTAATTATCCAAAATAGAGGAATAGATTATACTCAAGCAACATTAACTGTTTCTGGTGATGGTTATATAGAAGCCGACCCAGTATATTTGTCTTCATTAATTTACACATCTCATGGTTCTAGTTATTCTGATGGTGATACAATTACTATCGCTAAACCTATGGATGTTGCAGCAAGTTGGACTTCCAATACTGCTTATTACTTTGGTATTAAAATTATTTCATCAGAAAATAATATTTACGAAGTGGTTCAGGCTGGAACTACCAGCTTGGTAGAACCAACACATAAAGTTGGTATAGTTGAAAATGGAACTACAGCATTAAAATTTATTGGATCTGTTCCAAAAGCATATCCTTCTTTTGATGCAGGTGCAATTACTGTCAATGTTCTTGGTGGAATCCGTGAAGTGCCTTTACTTTCATTCGGTAGTGGATACACATCAAATCCTACTGTAACTTTTACTCCACCAACAAAAACATTTGATGGATCTGGTGTTAATACAACATCTGAAGTTATTACTATTGGAGCTCACTGGTTTGATGACGGTGATAAAGTTATTTACTCTAATGGTGGTGGAACTACAATTGGTGGTTTAGTTAACAATACCACATACTATGTTATTAAAAATTCTTCAACTAAAGTAAAATTGGCTTCTACTTATCAGAATGCTATAGATGGTATTTCAGTTGGTCTATCATCAGCTGGTGTTGGGCTTGCTCATACATTATCTAATGAATTGAAGTTACCCACAGCTGTTGCAGATCTTTCTCCAACTGGGGTTGTAAAAAGAATTATTATTACAGATCCAGGAAATAACTATACAACACCACCAACTGTTACTATTGGTAATCTTTGGACATCTTCTACTGCAGTATCATTGGGTGACCAATATTTTGTTTCTAATAGATTATACACAGTAACAACTTCTGGAACAACTGATGCTTCGATAGCCCCAAC